CTCCTTTATCTTGTTGAATAGGTTGACATACACCATTAATTAATTGATATCCTGCAGGGCATGGGTCAACGGCAGGTGTAGTAGGTTCGAAAGGTGCAGTAGTTATAGGTTGAGTTGTAGGTGTAGATATTTCTGTTCTACCCTCACCTGCTTTTGGAAAATCTTCTTGTCTAAATTGTGGTAGCTCCCCTTGTTCTATTTCTCTTAACATACGAGGATATCCTTGCTCTTCTGTACCATATTGTATGGTAGCTGTTGGTCCTTGATATTCAGGGAGTGAGTATTGTTGACCTTGAACAGTCATAATACCATCTGTTGCAGAATCGTATACTTGTTGTTCTGTTGTAGTAGACTGTACACCAGTTTTGAAGGGGAACATAATCCCCTCCGATTCTTGTTGTAATATTTTAGATAAATCAGCCATTATTGTTCAGTTGGTCTCGGAGGTTGATTATTTGGTGCAGTAAAGCCGCTTTGCCCTGGAGTCTGTGGAACTCCTGCTCCGATGTTGCCACCTCCAGACCCTTGTGTGTCTGTGACAGTTGCACCTGCAGGTACTCCTCCAGTATTTCCCATGCCACCTTGTTGCTGGTTAGGGTCTTCAATTTGTTGACTTCCATTCATTTCTCCCATCATCTTCATAAAGATTGCCGCTTTCTCTGGGTCATTGACTAATTGGTCAGGGTCAACATCCATTGACTTTGCAATCTCTTTAATAATACTATGCCATTTAACAAAAGGTGCAAGAAACTGATTTGATGCTACTTGCATAAATGTCATTAATCTTTGTGACCTTACTTCTTTTGTCATTAGTGAACTTGTACCTTGTGCCTTAACATCTAAGTCACCCTGTATGTTAGGAATATCTGCATTGAATTGCATGTTCCAATGAAATAAAGTTTCACCTAAAGGTCTTAATAAATAATCATCTACGTTTTTTATAACTGTTTTAATGTTTAAAGCCGCCGCACCCATCAACATAGACATGCCTGAAGCTGTTCTTGTTGTGGATTGTATTCCTGTTTGACCATGTGAATAAGAAGGAATACCTGTAGACTCATCAGCTAATTGTCTAAACCTATCAAATATCTGCATGTTTTCAGGTGCAGTGTTAGGAAATTTTAAACCATGGATAGCTTGACCTGTTTGTCCACTTTGTCTTCTAAATATTTTTCCAGGATAGACAGTCATATCTTGGCCCGGAACTAACATTGTTTCATCTACATCGAATACTAAATTACCTGCTAGAGCTAAGTTATCAATAGCCATACGTGCATGACCATTCATAATAGTCTGTGCATCATCCATATTTTCAGGTATACCTACACCAAAGAATTGATAAGGGTTAATCTCATAAGGACATACCATAAAGGGATTTCTTGCAGGAGTAAATGGATTTAATACTAGTCGTAATATTTGTCCATTAGACACCCAAGCATTAACTTGTACTTCATCTAAGTCATTAGAAATATCTTCAGGCATCTCTATACCTGCTTCTTCTACTAATGCTTTATCTATAGTACCCCAATATTCTAAAACTTCAAATCTATTTTTATTAAACTCTTCTTGATTTTCTCTATCGTAAAGAGCAGTTTCATAGCTTCTTGTTTCGTAGTTAGGTCCACCTGCTAATATTTCTTTAATAGCAGACTTTCTAAAGAATGGTCTGTTAATTAAATCTCTTAACTGTGAACGTGTATAAACATGTCGTTGTATAACATAGTCTGCATCATCAATGGTAATGGCATCAGGGTCAGGATATAAATCCCAACAACTAACTGCTTCTACTCTTGGAACTAACTTTGATTTTGGTTGATATACTCTTTCACCGCTATCATCTAATACCCATTGATGTACTGATTGTTCATAGTTAAAAGGTCCTTTAAGAACACCTGTACCTAATAAACACATTTCAAACAGTACATGTCTCATTACTGATATCGCATGTGTTTCTTCTAATTGGTCATGGATAAGTTTTTCCATGCTTCTTGCGGCCTCTTCTGCAGGTTCTATTTGTGGCATTGTCTTCAAATCAGGAGCAGGTCCTGCTTCAAATCCTGCCTTACCATACTTCTCTGTCAATCCATTAAGGATATCATTAGCAGTAGAACCTGGAGTTATTTCTCTACCATCACCTTCAAAACCATAGATGTCATCCATCCTTTCGTCTTGTTTCATATTTTCAGGTTTTAGATGTGCGTATTTTTCTACACCTGTTGGGTCTGTTGTAGGAAATATACCAATAGGAAATTTACCCTGTGAGAATAAAACTTCTATTAGTTGTCCGTATGCAGCAAGAACTTTGGTCTTTGTTACTTTAACAAATACCTTAGATTTTTCTGAATCTCTAAAAGCCATATCAGAACCATAGATTCCTCTATAGTTCCTATAACTTCTTAACCATCTCTTTTCGTCATAAAGACGAGCTTGTTCTGAATTTTTTAAACGAGATTCAATTAGACTACCTAAATTATCAAAGGCAGTATCTCTTTCTTCTGATAAAGATTTTACTTCATCAGATTCAGAGTTCAAGCCACTCGTAAATGAATGTGGCATTATTTACCTCTTAATAATCTTTCTCGTCAGCCATTGAGAATACTTTTGCATCTACGCCAGACTTTGACTTACCTTTTGGGTAAGAAACATCATACTGACCAGCATCGTATCCATCAGGAAGAGCAGCATCTTTTTTTACTACGTTCTTATCTGCAGTCTTTGGTGATTTAGCATCACTGCCATAACCAACATTATCTTCAGGTAAGTCTCCCATTTTATATGTTTTCATGATTGCCATTTTATTTTTCTCCTTTTAATTGTTTCTGTATGTAAGGTAGTAACCAAGGGTTATCTACACATACAGTTGTTAGTCCATTCGCAAGAGTATTGCAAATTCTTTCTTCGTCTTTGTCGTCAATCTCTATTCCCCACTGATATACTATAGCATGAAATATTTCATGTATTAAAGTATTAGCATGAGATATACTATCTTCACTTGATGACAAAGCTATCATTCCATCTGATGCAAGAAACTGTCCATTTATTTCATTACACTTTGATACGATGGAATCTAAATTTTTAATCTTATAATTCCTATAGCCTATTTTAATATCTTTCATTAGTATCCAAAAACTTTATCTGCAGGTTTGAAATCTACAGTTTGTCCTACACGATAGTTACTTGTTCTTGTTGCAGGATGTACAGGCCTACTCATACAACCATAACGTAATGCATCATAAGCGTGGTCTTCAGCGTGAGTATCAACATCTTCAGGATTATTTTTATCTACGGGTAACATAGGTAATGTTCTAATTAAGTTTGTACAATTATCAAAAAAGAACATTGTAGGATATCCTGTTGTCTCATCAGGCCGTAATCTTTTATGTAATTCTAGTTTACCTGCGACACGACTTTTAGGACTTCTATCAGAAGGTCTCCAACGACATCCTTCTTGAATCATTGTCTCAGCAATACTTGGTCCTATATCACCTCGTCTTGCCCATGTAGAACTATCAAGAACTCCGTATCTTATATTCTCGCCTTGCTCTGCTTCTAAAACTTTTCTAGCAAATATATCTGCTGTAATCTTTTGTGTATATAATTCTCTATAAACAAATATGTTATTATCAAAATCTATTGCAAACCATAAACAACAAGCAGGTGAACTATATCCCCAGTCTGCCGCTCTAAACCTCATCCAGTTTCTAGGGATGTCAAAAGGTTTAACAACATGAAGTTCTTTATTAAATTCAGGAAACGATGAATCTTCAAATGCTTCCCAGTTACCTTCTAAGAATTGTTTTCTTTGAACTTCAGGTAATGATGCTAACATTGCGTAGTAGTCATCTGTCTGCATCAAGTAAGGATTGTCTTGTAACTTTGCAGGTATATATTTTCTTGTAATCTTTTTTACACCTACAGGAGTTTTAATTTCTATTTCAAACTTTGTATTAGGTATTGCAGGGTCAACAAACATTTCTTTTACCCACATCGAACCTACATTTCCAGGATTGCCTGTCGCTCTCATATAGACAGGAATGTCAGGGTCTACACTTCTAAGTGATGAACGTAAGAAATTATAAATATCTTCATTAGGATATTGAGGTAATTCATCTATACCAATCCAAGTGTATGATTGTCCTTGATATCGTAAAACGTCTGTTAAGTTCTCAGCGTAACCAAATTCTATTCTAGCACCTGAAGGAAACTTCCATTCTTTTTCTTGCTCTCTCCATTTAGCACCGGGGTATGCTTTTGAATATAACTGTTGAGAGTGATTAATTAAATCTCTAAGTTCAGGCATTGTTCTACGAATAAGCAATGCTCTGTGTTTTTGTTTGTGGCAAAATCGTAAAGGGTCAACCAACATTGCGTAGGATTTACCACCACCTCTTGCTCCACCATAAAATACTTCTCTTTCACTTGCGGCTAGAAATTGTGTTTGTGGACCATCGTTAGGCTCAAAGATAACTTCTTTATCTTTTAATGCAGCTTTGATATTCGGTGAAGCCTCGTCAATCTTATCTTCTTCAATGATTTGCTTCTTGCCATCAAATACTTGGTCAAGTTCTTTAAGTTTGTTTTTGGTAGCCCAAAAGTTTTTCTGTGCCTTTTCGAGTTCTTTCTTCTTTTCACGAAGCATGTCTGAGGCAGACTTTCTAGCTTTCTTCTCTTTGACTGTAAGAGGAGTGCTAAGGCTAGTTCTTCTTTTTCTACCAAGACTTTTAGGTTTAGGTTCGTCTACCACCCTTTGTGTATAATCCTTTTTAAAACTTCTCGTAATCCCATACCTGTAATTTTTCTACCCGTATGATGTGATAACCATTCAGCAGTTTCTTTATACGTACAATTATTTTCTATAAAGTTTTTTGCTTTATTTATTAATTCCATATGTTCAGGTATCTGTACTAAAACTCTATCGTCTTCTTCTGAAACTTTATACCCTAAAGGAATAACTCTACCTACTCTTTTTCTTGTGATAGGTTTTTCTTCATCCATTATCTTTGGGTGGTAAGATGAAGATTCCGTGTGCGACTTTTGCATTGATATCTACCTTTTCTCTTTTTGCTAGTCCTACTCTATCTAAGATTTGTTTGGCCGCTTCCATTCTAATTGATGCCCCAGGTGTTGAGCCATCTTCTTGTAAAGCGTTAACCATACCCATACTTGCTCTAGGGGCAAAGGCTGCTAGAAGTTTTTCTGCTCTATCAATAATCTCATCCTTTAAACTTTTTAAAGGTGTGTGATAGTCTGCATATCCTGCAATCTCACCTGCTAGTTTAGGGTCTCCTTGTGCTTCACCAAATAAAGCTTCCAAGAAAGTTTGTTGCTTATCTGTTAGTGCAACATCCTTTGTATCATTTTCAGGAACTAACATTTCTAATTTTTTGTAATTTCTTTTCTCTTTTTTCTTGAACCCATTCAGGAGATTTTCTAATCCCTACAGATTCTTCTGCTTGAGCTTCTTTCATACCTTTCCTAGCACTATCTAGTATTTGGTCTCTGCCCTTATGTTCACCTTGAGCAATAAAGGAAAGGTTGGGTGCAGTTATCACCATCTCAATATTTTTATTTCTTAGTGGCTTGGTTCTATCCTGTAAGGGTAGATACTCATCCCAAACCTTTCCAGTTTTTTTATTCCTAAAAGAATAAATTGGCATCTATTTTATTTTCACTTTTTGTGGTTTCTTATCTTCTGGAATATTTTTTTCCAGTATTATTGATAGGATACCATTTTCCATTGTCGCTGATTCACATTCCGTAAACTCTGCGAGTGTAAAAGATTTAGAAAACTTTCTAGAAGATATTCCTTTGTAAACATATTCATTATCTTCTGTTTTTAGTTCTCCGTTAATATTCATTATATTATCCTTGACTTCAATCTCAATGTCGTCTTTACTGAATCCTGCTAATGCTAATTCAATACTCCATTTATTATCATCAAGTTTCTTAATATTATAATGTGGATATCC